AAGGCGTGCTGCTGGCCGTTTTAGCTGGTGCTTCCGCCGCCATCGCCTGGCAATTACAGGATTGGCGCTACGGCAAACAGCTCGCAGAGCAGGCCCGACTCCACACCGAAACCTTTAACCAGTTGGCCCTGGCCACGGTTGCGCAGCAGCGTGCCGAACAGGAAAAACGCTTTGCGCTCGAGCAGCGCCTGGCTACCAGCGAACAAACCCATTACCGAGCTTTGAGTGATGCCCAACGTGATCAAGGTCGCCTGCGCGACCGTCTTGCCACTGCTGATCTGCGCCTGTCAGTCTTACTCGATGCCACCACCGGTGCCGACAACGGATCGGTGTCAGCCACCACCGCCACCGGCAGCTTGGTTCATGGCCCCACAAGAGCCGAACTTGACCCAGCGCATGCTCAACGAATTATCGGCGTCACCGATGACGGCGACCGGGGGCTGATTGCCCTCGCGGCCTGTCAGGCATACGCCAAAGAAGTCTCAACACCGAAGTGAAAAAGAGCGGCCGGTCCGGATGCGTCAACATCCGGATCGACCGCCGTCCCTGCAGATGGTCCCTGCAAGTCCAGCCAAGGCTCTTGCTCCGTGCACAAAGCGCGGCGAGCCTAGCACCTGTTTATCCATACAGTAAAGGTCTTGCTTTTTATGTCTACACCCATCATCCCTTGGATGGGCGGAAAACGCCGCCTGGCCGACCGCCTCATTCCGCTTTTTCCGCCACACGAATGCTACGTTGAAGTCTTTGCCGGCGGTGCCGCGCTGTACTTCATGAAGCCACAGCCATCGCCGGTCGAAGTCCTCAACGACATCAACGGCGATCTGGTCACGCTTTACCGCGTCGTGCAGAACCACCTGGAAGAATTTGTGCGCCAATTCAAATGGGCGCTCAGCTCGCGGCAGGTGTTCGAATGGCAGAAAATGACCCGCCCTGAAACCCTCACCGACATCCAGCGCGCCGCCCGATTTTTTTACCTGCAGCACCATGCCTTCGCCGGCAAGGTCTCCGGTCAGACATTTGGGACGGCGACGACTGCCCCGGCCATCAACCTGTTGCGCATCGAGGAAAACCTCTCGGCTGCGTGGCAGCGCCTGTCCGGCACCTACGTCGAAAACCTTCCCTGGCTTGAATGCGCTGAACGTTATGACCGCGCTCACACCTTCCACTACATGGATCCGCCTTACTGGCAGACCGCCGGTTATGGCGTGGACTTCCCGTTCGAGAACTACGAACGGATGGCCGATTTCATGCGCCGCTGCAAAGGCAAAGTGATGGTTAGCATCAACGACCATCCAGATATCCGCCGTGTGTTCGCGGGCTTCCACTTTGAGACCTTGGATATCCGTTACACCACTACCAACCAGCGGCAAGGCAAAGCCGAGGTGAGCGGTGAGCTGGTGATCATGAACTGGGCGCCAGAATCATTGGGAGGCTTGTTCTGACGTCCATCTGGGCCAATACAGCATCGGCACCGATAGATTTACCGAGGGGAGTCGGTTTGAGGAAATGACGGCTGCGGGAATGCGAGCTGGCTAACGCAGCAACCAGTCGTCTGTTAGATGGTCCATCATGCAGCTGTAGTGTCACAATAGTGTCGTGTGGATAGTAGCGTGTCGGTACTATTCAATGCGGAAGGTGTGAATTCATGTTTTCGACTGACGATTTTCGTTTTGATGCTCATCACCTTCTGCTCAGGCTCGATGCGGCAACTAATCACCTGATGCTGCTCGTCGTTTCAAACGAGGTAAGCGGTAGGGAATGGGAGGATGCTGTAGCTCAGCAGAAGCAGGCCTATGAAGCGTGGTCTTCAATTCTCTGCGGGGTTAGAACCGACCCGATGTCAGTGCTTGATGGTCGGCCTGCAAACGGGAGCAAGCCAGCTGCCTAGTGAGTTCCTGAGGCGGTCATTCGGCCCGTCTCCATGTTCGACTGACCTAGGTATTCGGCAGTGCCACTCTATAGCCAAAAGCCCCAAAATCGTCTTCAGCGATTTTGTCGATCGGTATTTATGTGCTAGGCTGATAAATCGCTTCGGCGCGCGCTCGGAGCTTTCCCGCTTGCTCGTTGCTTAATGCGCCGTCCCTTACGAAGTATTCCAAGCCACCCTCGAATCCAGGTAACCCTGCAGCCATCTTCTTCGACAGCGTGAAGCCCAACGCGATGACTAGACCTCTAACATGCAACTCGCTTCGGATTGTGGTTGTTTGATAATTCAGCGCTTGTAAAAGGTCTGCGATGAGGGCCGCTTCGCTTGGATGGGTGCGATGCATTTCTGCCATTCGCTCATCGAGGAGATCCGATTCGAAACTCTTATCTAATATAGGGGTATGCATTCTGTGTTCCATCCTCTACATAAAACAGCCGGTGCCGCTGAAGGGTGATAGGCTCGCCTTCGGAGTGGGCCTGCGCTAGTTGTTGGGGCGATGCTTTTTCTGGAACTGTAATTTGCTGAATACCCACCGTCCTAGCGCCCAGCGGCGTTCGTCGCCATTCAAAATTCGGCCATTGTTCTGCTAGTCTACGTTCTCCACATCTCATGCAGACATACAGGTTTTCATTCAGGTCCAATTAATAACCCTTCTGGATATATAAATGCTGACAATGCTTGCTAATAGAATGGCTATAAAACATGGCAGATACCGGATGAGGAAAGGGGCGGCCCCTAGCCCTAACCTCGCTAGTACCTGATATTTGAAGCGACAAGTAATAGCGGATAAGGTTGTTAATTCCCAATCGTTCGTTTCGCTTTAATCAGACCTGGTGATTAAGAGTTTCCATCAGCGACGCGGTTCAGATAGTTAGGTCTCTGATCAATGTCTTAACTTTGATTGAAAGCGGGCATCAATTTGCAGCATTTTCGCAGCGCACTCGGCGAGCGCGTCGTTGATTGCCTGCTCTTGCTCGCTTCTGATACACGCTTCGCACAGCCCTGCGCGGCCCACGCTCGCTTTGTGTCGCTCGGCACGTGCGCAGCTCCTGTACGTCTTGCTGCATTTTGTACAAGGTTTGCGCAGATATTCTTCATCCATAAACTTATGCCTTTGCGTATCCAAAACCCCATTTAACTCTGGCACAAGCCTGGCGGGCCAACCTGAAAAAACGATGAACGGGGCTCTGTTCGCTAAGTTTCTGGATAGAAAGTTAGATCATAAAAAATTTGGACGTTCGTACTGCTGGGAGGCCGTAAGCGCTGATTTAGGCTGGTTGTCGCGACACTCAGCTCGTGGAAGATTTGGATCATGGCGTGAACGCCCAGTTATCTGCCTACTCCGTATTAAGTCCTCCCGCTTGTTAATAGCGCTTGCTGATTAGCTACACATAGTTATACGAAGCGGCGGAACTTGTACAAAAATCTTCAGCTGTTTGGTACGCGTATCCAAAACTTTCAGAAAACTATGAATTTTTTGCGGTGAAGAATCTCCTCTTTTTATGCGCAATCGGAGGATCTTATGAGCCAAACAGACTTCTATACGATCACGTACCGGCTACATGGAGAGCTGAAAACTTTCATGATCCGGTCAACATTGATGAACAACGCAGAAGCGTGGCAGTGGGCAAGTTGTGATGCTGGACTGGCGCCAATACCCAAGCCCGGGCGGCCGCCGCTTAAACGTTTTTCAAAGCCCTTGGCTGAGCGGTTCGGAGTGACCGAGGTGCAATGGCGCAAATCACCGGCTGTGTGTTGGGACGAGGATGCCGTGACATGAAAAAGTCAGAGACAGCCCGTGATCGAGTCAAGGAGTGGGACAGCGCAATCGCTCACAACACAGCGTTGTTTCGTGAGGCTGATCTGTTGGAAGAAGCCGCTTACCGCTTCATCCAGTTCGGCGATCAGAACAATGACATCTGGTTGCGCTTCAGCGAAGCGAAAGCGCTGGCCGATGCGAAACGCAGGGCAGCGTATGAAGACTGGCTGCGCATCAAAAAATCGAGAAGTCGACAGTGACACCCGCCCACGCTTCAGGATCCGCTAGGAGCTGCCTCCATGGCATGACCGGTGTGCTGGAGCGGATGTATTTGATTCTCCCTGGAGTTTCCTCATGTGTGAATACATGGTTCAGCATGCCACCCCCCACCGAATGATTTCGTTGCTTGCCGCTGGCGAGACCACGCGAAGCGACGCAGTGAGCAGTTCGTTAACCGATGACGTTTTAGGCGATCGGAGATCCGAGCGGCAAGAACTTATCAAGCCAGGAATGGGCGTCAATGCGATCTGCCTTCGCAACGGGTCGCTGGACTGCGTCCAAGTGCGGTGGGGCTGGACGCCGATCTGGTCAATGGGAACCATGCCGCCAATGACCTGCTTACCACTGCACCTGGTAATGCGCTCAAGAGTGTTCGACAGGGTTAAACGCGATGGACGTATCTTGGTAGCAGTGGAAGGTTGGTACGATTCCCTGGACAGGGGAATGGCATTGCATTCGCGGAACCTTGACTACACAACTTTACGTCAGCCTTCACCCATTTTTCTCGCGGCGCTCGCACAGGTGAGCAAGTCGTTCAATGGCTGTGATGGGATGACATTGGTCACTCACGAAGCTGCACAAAAAAAACGCCAGCGCCTTTTGGCATTCACCGCTGAGGATGCAATGGGGTGGTTGCGGCCTGATCTCGAATGGCCAGAGGCGTCGTTGTTGGCACGTCATAACGCTGTTGGCGAGGATCAGCTTGAGCATGTGCTGGCATCGCCGCGTGCCTTGCCTTGTCGCTGAACCAGGGCCGTAAGAACGGGCATTCAGGAATAATTTTCCGTACGCCATGCTGGGTGATGAGGGCGACCGTTCCCTTCGTCATCGCGGCAGCGTGCTGCGCAGTATGTCGGCCCGCTCAAGGCCTGCATGCT